TACAGGAGACCATGTTTGGGCGTTAAACAACAATACTGGCGCAAGAATGTATGTCCAAAACATTTCTGCTGGTGTTTATTTGGCGCAAGGCGGCACATCTTGGACATCAAACTCAGACGAGCGCCTAAAAACGGATTTGCAACCAATTGAAAATGCGGCACAAAAAGTATCCACATTAAGGGCGGTTACTGGCAGATTCATAACAGATGATGAAGGTGTAAGCCGAGCATTCTTGATTGCTCAAGATGTGCAAGCAGTGTTGCCACAGGCTGTGGATGCAAGTGACCCAGAAAAACTTGGTGTTCAATATACTGATGTCATCCCCCTGCTGGTCGCCGCAATCAAAGAACTCAAAGCAGAGGTTGACAGCCTCAAAGCCCAAATCAACGGAGCATCAGCATGAACGACATCACACCAGAACAAATCGCACAGCACTACTCTGCCGCAATGGATTCGGTCAACCTGATTAACGCAGGAAAGCCTGAACTCATGGACGATGCTGATTGGGCTGACTGCTTGGCTCGTAATAAAGAGCATCTGCGTATCATGATTGCCAAGGATTTCTGGACAACAGAAGACCTTGCGCCTTTGCGGGATGCAAGTGAATGAACGAGGTGGAAAAAGACTTTGCTGTGCATGAAGCAGTTTGCGCTGAGAGATATGCCGCCATTGAGAAAGCCTTTGTCGAAGGTGATAGACGCATGACTCGCATTGAGTATTTGCTTTATGTCGTAATTGGTGCGGTGCTGTTGGGGCCAGGCTTTGTCGGCACGATTGTCAACAAACTGATAGGCGCGTGAAATTGATCCGATCAGCATCTGCCTGCTTGCAGCGGGGCTTGTTAAGAACATCCAAGCTGGGTGCGAGCTTTTCCGTCAGGCGCAACAGTCTTTCGTTGAGATCAAGCAGACTGCTGATGAAGTCATTGCAATTGGCAAAGAGGTTCAAGGATTTTGGAATCAGCTTCTCAAGTTCTTTGGTGGAAAGCCAAAGCAGTCAACGTCAAAGCCTTTGGCGAAAAAGAAGTCAGCCTATGTCGCGGTCGATGAGACACAGGTCAAGATCGACATTGTCAAAAACCTGACCGAATTCTTCAGACTGCAAGAGCAGTTGGCGGCACACATCAGGGAGGAAGAAGAGAAGAGCCTCACGGTCTATGACCCCAATCAGAACTTGATGGAAGCAGCCCTCAAAAGAGTGATGGCACAGCAAGAGATGGACAGGCTGGTGGTGACGATCAGAGAAACGATGGTCTATCAGTCACCGCCAGAGATGGGTGCGTTGTACTCGGAGGTCTTCAAGATGCGAGAAGTCATCTCAGAGGAACAGGAAAAAGCTAGACTCAAGCAGGAGGCGAAGAAGAGGCAAGACGCATGGCTACACAGGCAAGAGGAAAGAAACCTCCAGTTAAAGCTGGCGGCAGTGGTGGCGACTACTATGTTCCTCCTCTACCTGTGGTTGTGGCTTCTCCTCGTGAGTCGTTGGGGGAAAGCATAATGGGATGGATTGCTGCTTGTGTGTTGGTGGCCCTGCTTCTTCCGCTTGGCGCAATGCTTTATCTCGACATCTTGGAGGTGAAGAACGATGCGAAGCAGCAGCTTGAGAAGGTCGAGAAACTGAGAAGACAAATTGAACAGGAGAAGCGAAAAAATGACAAAACATGAACTTTCACTGCTGGCGCTGACTGTTTGCGTTGGCATCCTCTGCGGGTTGCTGGCTGGCTGCGAAGATCGGTTCCGCTATAAGTGTCAAGATCCTCAAAATTGGGAACTTGCCGAGTGCAAGCCGCCAATCTGCACAGCAACGGCTACATGCCCCGACCAGTTAATCAAACCCGAACAGGAGAAGAAGTGATGCCAACAGTCGCATACAAACCAAACAACCGTCTGTCACCTGAAGAGATCGAGGCTCGCGTGTGGGCTTGGGTGATCTTCGTGATCTCTGTCATCTTGTTGGGTTCATGTTTCAGTTTCATCTATTCTGTGACGTTCGTGACCCAGCCAATGTCATCTATGGCGCCAATCGACAAGGTCTACACCAAGATGATCAACGACATCATGCTGCTTTGCACTGGCGTGCTGGGCGGTGTGGCTGGCCGCAAGGCCGTGTCTGCTGCTGTTGCCACAGCTACCGCCAAGGCAGAGAACATTGACAGCGACAACGATGAGCCGCCAAAGCCATGAAGGATCTTCTTGGCGGTCTGCTGGTGCTGGTCCTTGTGTTTGGCGGTGGCTACTGCACCGGCAAGCACTATGAGCAAGAGGCACAGCAGGCCGAGGTTGACAGGCTCAACACCGAGGCCAGAGCCAAGGAGAAGGCTTTGGCTGACGCTGTAACAACAACTGCAAATGCACTGAGGGTATCGAATGAAAAAACAAAGATGGCTACAAAACAGCGCGATGCTGCTATTGACAGTGGTGCTCTCAAGCTGCGCCTCAAAGCGTCCTGCCCCATACAAGCCGCCGCAGATCCCCCCACTCCCACAGGAGGTGGTGGAGGAGAAGCATCAGCCGAACTTAGTCCAGAAGTTGGAAAAGCTCTTTTCGCAATAGCAGAGGAGGGTGACCGCGCCATCACCAAGCTGAATGCTTGCATCGATTTGTACAACCAAGCCCTTGAATCACAGAAAGGTATCAAATGAATCTATCAAAAAACTTCAAACTCTCAGAGCTAATTAAGTCAGAGACTGCAACACGCCTAGACATTGACAACACGCCAAACGAAGAGCAGATTGAGTCACTGCGTTTGCTCTGCGAAAACATATTGCAACCTGTCCGAGATCACTTTGGCAAGCCTGTCAAGATCACATCTGGGTTTAGGTGTCCAGCTTTGAATCAAGCCACAGGAGGCTCGGCAACCTCAGACCATTGCAAAGGCCAAGCCTGCGATTTTGAAATTGATGGCGTTCCCAATCCAGAGCTGGCAGAGTGGATTGAAAGTAATCTGAAATACACGCAATTGATCTTGGAATTTTGGGTTCCAGGCGGGGATGATCCAAATGCTGGGTGGGTGCATTGCTCATACTCACCATCAAATCTTAAAGGTCAATCACTGACCGCCACCAAGGTTGCGGGTAAGACGCAATATTTGCCAGGTCTAGTCGCATAATTTAGGTCATGGCAACCAATCTGACTCAGCAGCTCGACACACCGGCGCCACCCAACTTGGGGACGCCTGATGTGCTTTACAGCGAAAGCTATTTCAGACAGACCAATGGCGGCCTCAATGTCTACTTCAACAAGCTGCGCAACCTGTTTGGCGCGTTGCTTGGCCCAAGGGGTGGGAAGTGGGTGAACATGCCTTATGGCGCGTTCCAAGACTCTACAGACCAGACAGCGGCCAACACCACCACGGCCTACGCCATCACCTTTGACACCACCGACTTCACCAATGGCGTCACCTTGTCGAATTCGTCAAGACTAAATGTGGCGCAGGCTGGGATCTACAACCTGCAATTCAGCATCCAGTTCAAGAACACCACCAATGACGGCCAGGATGTGGATGTCTGGTTTCGCAAGAACGGCACAAACATTGACAATTCAAACAGCAGATTTCACCTTCCAGCAAGAAAATCAGGAGGCGACCCATCCCATTTGATTGCCGCGCTGAACTTCTTTTTTAGCCTGGCGGCCAATGACTATGTAGAGATCATGTGGCGCCCAACAGATGTGGGCGTCAGCCTTGAGCACTTTGCAACCAGCAGCTCGCCCACCAGACCAGCAGTTCCATCAGCAATTGCCACTTTGAGCTTTGTGTCCAATTTGTCCACAGAAACCGCATAATTAAGCCATGGCATTCGTACCTCTCAAAATCCCTCCAGGCATCTACCGCAACGGCACTGAATATCAGTCTTCGGGCCGTTGGTATGACGCAAACCTTGTTCGCTGGTTTGAGAATACCCTGCGCCCAATTGGCGGGTGGCGTAAGCGTTCCAGCAGTCAAATGACCGGCTCATGCCGTGGACTGCTTACCTGGCGGGACAACAGCGGGGATCGCTGGATTGCCGCAGGCACACACTCCAAGCTCTACGCCATGAACGAGGCGGGGACGTTGAAGGACATCACGCCATCAGGGTTTACTGCTGGCGCTGCCGATGCTGTCATCAAGACCGGCTATGGCTATTCCACTTACGGCAATTTTGCTTATGGCGTTGCGCGGCCAGACACTGGCACTGTGACACCGGCCACCACATGGTCCTTGGACACATGGGGCGAGTACCTAGTGGCCTGTTCTGACGCCGATGGCAAGCTCTATGAGTGGCAGTTGGGATTCTCAACGCCAACACTGGCGGCGGCCATCACCAATGCGCCAACAGGTTGCGCAGCTGTGATGTCCACTGCCGAGCGTTTCTTGTTTGCCTTGGGCGCCGGTAGCAATCCCCGCAAGGTGTCTTGGTCCGATCAAGAGGACAACACTGTCTGGACGGCTGCGGCCACCAATCAGGCTGGTGACTTTGAATTGCAGACGGTTGGCGCCTTGAAGGCTGGCAAGAAGGTGCGCGGCATCAACTTGCTCTTCACTGACGTTGACGTGCACACCGCAAGCTATATCGGCGCACCCTATGTGTACTCCTTTGAGAAGGCCGCTAGTGGCTGCGGCTTGATCTCCTCGCAGGCTGTGGCCGCAATTGACACTGCCGCCATGTGGATGTCTTCATCAGGCTTCTGGATATTTGACGGCTATGTCAAGCCACTGCCCTGCGATGTGTCTGACTATGTGTTCCAGAATCTGAACTACAACCAAGCCTCCAAGGTTTATGCGGTTCACAATTCCAAGTATGGCGAGATCTGGTGGTTCTACCCATCAAGCGCCAGCAACGAGGTTGATTCCTACGTCACTTTCAACTACCGCGAGAATCACTGGAATATTGGCTCCATGGCTCGCACGGCTGGCACAGATCGGGGTGTCTATTTGAATCCTTTGATGGTGTCAACTGACGGCTACATCTACGAGCATGAGGTCGGCTTTGCGTATGACGGCGGGACTGTCTATGCCGAGTCTGGACCCTTTGAGATTGGCCAGGGTGACAACATCATGTCGGTGCGTCAGGTGATTCCTGATGAGCAGACATTGGGCGAGGTTGCTATCAGCTTCAAGACGCGACTCTATCCAACGTCAACAGAGACAACACACGGTCCATATTCAGCTTCACAGCCGACAGATGCGCGGTTCTCTGGCCGTCAGGTGAAGATGATTGTGACTGGCGCACTGCTGGACGATTGGCGCGTTGGCGTCATGAGATTGGAAGCTGTGGCGGCGGGTAAGCGTTGAGCCGCACCGCAAAATAGAATACTGCAAAGGAAATCAAGATGGCAACAGCACAAGAAGCGGCACAAGCAAAACGTGATTTGATTGAATCAATCAAAGAGGAGGGTCTTGACCCCAATATGTTGATTCAGCTTGGGAATATGGCTGAAGCAGTCTTAAAGAACAAGTCTTTGTATCCTCAGTTTTTGCAAGCTGTTGTTAAAAATGGTTTGGCTGAAGAAGCAGATTTATCTGGTGAGATTGACTATCAGCTTATTGGGTTCTTTGTTGCCACGCGAGAGATCGTCAAAGAGATGATGGCCTCTGGCGAATTGGGAGTTTGATATGGGATTAAAGAAACTTGGTAAATGGGTTAAAAAGAATATTAAGCCTATTGCGGCAGTTGCGTCAATTGTCTTTCCTCCTCTAATACCTGCGCTTGGAACAGCGATTGCAGGTGCAGGTGCTAGTGCCGCAGTTATTGCTGCTACTGGTGCGGCTGCTTTGGGGGCTGGTGCTAGTGCAATTGCGGGTGATAAGCCATCAGATATTTTGAAGAATGCGGCACTTGCTGGCATCACGGCTGGAACAATAAGCAAGGTAAGTGGGGCAACTACTGCCGCCGCTGATGCTGCCGCCGCTGCTGGTTCAAACACGTCTAGCGCATACTACACGCCACCACCCACTACAGCATTGCCTACTACTGCTGGAGTTGGTGCTGCGACAGGCTTGTTTGATAGTTCATCCTATACACAGCCAATATCGACTTCACCAGAAGGCTTAATTAGTCCTAATGTTCCTGCGCCATCTGCGGCAACTACGCCAGCATCATCAAACCTTGGTGTTTCAACTGTAGGAGCTGCTCCAACTTCTGCACCATCTGGCTATGGATATACGACCCCTCCTGGTGAGTTTATGGGGCCAATTGCGCCTACCAGCACTGGCCTTATTTCTGATGCTTTAGGCTTTGTTAAGGAAAATCCACAACTGACAGGGGCGGCGATTGGGGCTATAACTGGCGCAATTGATGCCGCCAATGCGCCTAAAGAGCAGACCACCACCACGTCAATTGATCCCGACATCAAGCGTGAGTACATGGCTAATTTGGAGCGAGCCAAGGCTGCCGCCGCTGGTTTGGGTGTGCGTGAGTTTGCACAGCCTGGCCAGATGTACACAGATGCTGAAAAGCAGCTCTACAACCTTGGCATGACGCCATTTGGCGCAGCTGATATTCAGCAATTCTTTAACCCATACGAAGAGCAAGTAGTGCAAGGCGCTTTGGGAGATATTGAGCGTTCACGCTTGATGCAAGACGTTGCCGACAGAGAAAGAGCTTCTAGGGCTGGCGCTTTTGGTGGCTCACGACAGGCTGTGCAGGCTGCACTGACAAATGAGGCTGCATTGCGTCAGGCTGCCACAACAGCATCAGGCTTGCGTCAAACTGGATTCAATACTGCCGCTGATCTTGGATTTAGAGCGCGGCCAATAAATGTGGCTGGTCTAACAACATCTATGAATCTTGGCGCTCAACGCGATGCGTTAAGGCAAGCTGAACTTGATGCCGCACGCAATATTGAATTGGAGCGTTTGGGCATCACTAGCGGCGCTTTGGGATTGCAGCCAGCCAGAACTGGCGAGACATCAAGCCAGCCTTTGTACACCAGTGGCGCTGGCAGTGCATTGTCTGGCGGCCTGACTGGCGCTTATATTGGTTCTTTGTTGCAACCTAAGAAACCATAAGGAAAAAACATGGCGACATCATTTGACATGGGATTGCTTGGCGACATCTTTGGCGGTGGCGGTGAGACTGGCCTTGAGGGCTACTTGACGCCAGCACAGCAGCAGGCAATGCAACGCCAAGGCTTGTTGCAGGCTGCCATGGCTATTGGTCAGGCCAGCGGCCCCAGCACTACACCACGGTCCTTGATGCAGATTCTCAGCTCTGGCGTTGCCGCTGGGCAGCAGGGCTACTCTGAGGCCCAAAAGAATGCCATCACCAATTTGCTGACTAAGCAGAAGATGGACGAGTACAAGCGCCAATTGGCTGATGAGCAGGCATATAGAGATATGTTTACTCAAATGCCAGTTGCTGGCGCCGCAATGACGCCATCACAGGCTTTGTCAATGCCTGGCATGTCTGCTGGTCCAACACAAGAAAGAGCTGCAATGATTGGCACGCCAACGCCTGCTGGAGTATCAGCAGCTGGCGGGATGCCTGCTTTGACTCAAGTTCAAATGGACATCTTGCGGCGCATGACTCCCAAAGAGGGCAGAGAACAGATTTTCAAAATGTCTCAGCCACCAGAGATTACAGGTGCAGCATTTAAAGCTGATGATGGCAATTACTACTACCCGACAAAACAAGGTCCAATCCCAGCATCAATTATCCCTGCCGACTTGGGCGCTGAAGAGTTTGGAACACCAACGCCAATGGTGATTGATGGTAGAACTGTGATGGTGCAGTACAACAAAAAAGGCGAAAGCAGAATTGCCACAGGTGTTGCACCATATGAGCCGCAGTCTCAAGACATTCGTGCTGTTGAATACATCACTGGTCAACCATTGGCGGGTCAAGGTGCTGCTGGGATTAGTTCTGTTGGTCAGTACCGCCAACAGATTGCTCCAAAAACATCTGTCACTGTCCCTGTTGACATGACTGGCGGCCAAAAAGGATTTGAGAATGAAATGTCTTTGGGCAAAGCCTTTAAGGCAGAGCCTATCTACAAAGACTTCAATGACATGAAGACTGCATACAGTCAAGTCATCACAGCCCTTGATCAGGGCACGCCAATTGGTGATGTTGCTGGTGCAACAAAGGTCATGAAGCTGCTCGATCCTGGCTCTGTTGTTCGCGAGACTGAACTTGCAATTGCGATGCAGGCATCTGGAAGATTGGATCGTTTGCAAAACTATTTCAGCTTGTGGGCTTCTGGACAAAAACTCACGCCTACACAACGCGATGACTTCAAACAGTTGTCAGCAGAGCTGTATGCGGCTGCTGGTCAGGCCTATACCCAAAAGCGCGGAGAATACAAAGATTTTGGTTCATCATATGGATTCAAGAATCTTGATACCGCCTTGGGTCCAGTGCCTACCTTGCCGTCACTTGTTCGCAAGACCAAGCCTAGCGCGGCAACGACAACACCGCCAGCCATTCAAGATCTATTGAACAAATATCCACCAAGGACTCCATGATGGCGACTCCAACTATTGACGATCTGTACAAGTCTTTGGCGGCGGCTGATGCGGCTGGTGATACGCAGGCCGCACAGATTTTGGCTGACTACATCAGGATATTGGAAGGCGTTCAAACAGCACCAGCCGCGCCAAGCATGACTGAACAGCTTGGCCGTCAAATGGGTTTGGCAACACGTCCAATGGCGCAGGCCGTGATGTCTGCTGGCGGCATGTTGCCTCTGGTGGTAGATCCTGCCGTCAACTTCTTCAACTTGGCCGCAGGCACTAACGTGCCGACAATGTCTCAGGCAATGCCTCGGACATTGACGGCCATGGGATTCCCAGAGCCAGCCACAGCCACAGAGCGTGTGGTGCAAGATATGTCAACAGCAGGATATGGCGTTTCTGGCGCGGCCAACTTGGCACAGCGTGCCATGCCTGCGGCCACATCGCAGACAGCGCAAGAGTTCTTGAAGATGATTGCAACCAACCCGCAAGCGCAGGCTTCGGCTGCCACTGCGGCCACCGCCGCTGGTGGCATGTTGCGTGAAGGTGGTGCAGGACCAACTGCGCAAATTGGCGGTGCACTGCTGGCTGGCATGGTTGCGCCTGGCGGTCCAAAGCTGCCCATCACACAACGCGCCATTGCCGCACCAGCCACCATGGTTCAGCCGTTCACTCAGGCTGGCCGTGAGGTGATTGTCGGTAACGTATTGCGCAAGCTGGCAACAGAGCCAGACTTGGCGGCTTCACGTTTGGCGCAGGCCGAGCCACTTGTGCCTGGTGTGCGTCCAACTACAGCCGCCACGGCATTTGATCCTGGCTTGGCATCAGCAGAGACGGCCATCAGGGCTTTGGATCAGTCTGGAGCCTTTGCCACACGCCTGTCTTCCAATCAGCAGGCATTGCTTGATTCATTCCGCAGAATCTCTGGCAAGCCTGGCTCCATACCATTTGCTGAAGCCAAGCGCACCGAAGTCACACGCCCAATGCGTGAAGAGGCGTTTGCTGGTGTCACGGTTGACCCTGTGACGTTCCAGAGTGGCGTCAACTTGGTTGTGAACAGGGCAATTGATAACGTCATGGCAAGCCCTGTTGGCGTGCGCATGGACGTTGAGAGCGCCATGAAGTGGGCTACTGATCGAGTGGCAAGGGCGAAGACTCCCATGCAGTTGTATGAGATCCGCAAGGATTTGGCTGGCGCTGCTGGCGGCAAGTACAACCAAGAAAACCCAAGCCTGCGCCTTGCTGGCGGCCAACTGAAAGACGTGATCAAAGCTGTTGATGACGTCATCGACGCATCAGCGCCAGGCTTCAAAGCCTACATGGACAAGTATTCAAAGATGTCTGGCCCCATTGACCAGATGAAGATGCTGCAAGAGATTGAACGCAAGGTCACGACAGGCCAGCCAAATCTGATGACTGGTGAGCCTGTGCTGGCCGCTGGAAGCCTGCGCCGACAGTTGGCAAACAAGGCTGATGAACTGGATCTGAAGCTGTCTATCCCTGCGCAAACGCGCTTGGACAACATCATTGATGAGATCAATCGCGGCATGGCGGCCACAGCGCCAGGCGTGAAGGCGCCAGGCTCTGACACGTTCAAGAACATGAGTATGGGCAACCTGATTGGCCGTGTCTTCTCTGAGTCGATGGCGACCAACACCACACTGCGCACCATGACACGGCCTTTGGACTTCTTATACAAGTTGCCCGATGAGCAGATTCAGCAGTTACTGGTTGAGGCCATGCTGGACCCCAAAATGGCCGCCATGATGATGAGCAAGGCCAACATGATGAAGGTCGAGCCACTGGCTAAGTCATTGCGTCAGAAGGCTGAACAGCTTGGATTTGGCACTACCATTGGCGCTGCACAAGGCGTTGACGAGATGCCGCCAGAACTTCGATTCCCATTAGATTGAGATAAACCATGGCAACAATGCGCCCCACACCACGCAATGAGCTTTTGGGCTTGTTGTCTGACTATATGGCTGGCGGCTTGGAGTACATGCGCGACCCGCAAAGGACGCAACAGCTTCAAGGCTTGGCGGGATTGCTGGAGTCAACTGGCATTCCTAAGACAACAGAGCGCATGGCGTATGGCGAGCCACTGACCAACATTGGCCGCGCCAATGTGCCATTGCTCAAGCCTGAGACTGCGGATGCCCTGATGACTGTTGCGCCATTTGCACCAAAGGGCATGAAGATGATTCGCGCCACTGAGGGTTTGCCTGTTGGGATGAGCATTAAGGATGTGGGTAAATCAGCCATCACTAGAGAAGGTAATCCAATTCAGGGCGCAGTTGTCTTAGTGGGCGACAAGATATTTATGGGGCGGACTCATGGCGATGCCTTGAATCGTGCTGTATATGAGGGAACTGTCCGAAAAGAGGGCGGCAAATACATATATCCAAAAGGTGCTGAAGTAAACAGCGATTTGTTTATGACCAAGGATGGTCAGATTATTGATCGACTTCAAGCATCAAAAATGTTTGATATTGGTGCATCTGAGACAGCTATTGAAAAAGGCTTGATGCAAAACAACCCGCCAAAGTCGATGACTGTGGATTCATACATTGAACAAGCTACAGCACTGAAGAAGCAAAGGGAACAACCACCAGTCCCACAACAAGCCGCACTCGACCTTGCACAGCAAAAGCCTGGACTGCTTGAAATGACTCGCACACCAAGCGAGGCAGAGATCAAGAAGATGTCACGCGAAGATCTACTAACTTGGCTACAAAACAATGATCCTAATGGTCAATATATGGACCCAACGCCAAATCCATCAGTTTCAATGTATCGCACCGGCAAAGGCTATGCTGTTGAAAACGCAGACTCTGGCGATGTCTTTGAATTCAAGGACTTCAACGAGGCGCAAGATGAATTCAACAGCATGAGATTCTCTAATGCTGAGTTCCAGCCCATGACGTTGAAAGAGGCTCAAGAGTCTGCCATCAACTACTTGCGAGAATCTGCGCAGCCAGCAGAAAGCGCCAAAGTTTTGCCGTTTCAGCGCAAAGGTTTGCTATCACCATAAAACGCAGCCACCAGCGGGTCGCGTTTAATCTTCCACTTCTTTGCCCTCTCGCGCGCCATCCTGAAGGCATGGTCATCGAGGGACTCTTTGGCTCTCCACTTCTCAAGCCTCTCCTTGGCCGTCAAGGGCTTTGGCCTGATGGCGTCAGAGCCGATGCCGTAGGCGTAGACCGCCACCCATACAGTGCCAACCCTGCGCCACTCTGTGACGTACACAAGGCCAGATCTGCGCAGCTTGGCGACAAGTATCTGAGCCGACCGCTGGGTGCAGTAAGTCATGGCCGCCAGCTCATGCGCAGTCAAGCCCTGGCGCGTCAGCAGGTCAACGATGCGGGGCAAGCGCACTGACTTCATTTGGTGTCGCTGTGCTCGCGTCTGGCGTGCCTCTCAGCCTCATCTTTACGCTGGAAGTACTTGTTGCACTCAGTGCACCGCCACCAAGTTTGCTGCACCACGACAGTCTCTCTCTCGCGGTGCAGACCCTTGGTGCGGCCATAGAAGGTGCGCACTGGCTCAATC